TGTTTTATCAAAAGTAAAGTTTGAAGAAGCTCCAGAAGTATTATTGTCATTAAAGATAATTTGACTATTTGAACCTGCAATAGGTCCTATTAGACCCTGAGTTCCCTGGTTTCCTTGTAAGCCCTGGAGACCTTGAGTTCCTTGATCGCCCTGAAGACCCTGAAGACCCTGAGTTCCCTGGTTTCCTTGTAATCCCTGAAGGCCCTGAGTTCCTTGATTACCTTGTAATCCCTGGAGACCTTGAGTTCCCTGATTACCCTGGAGGCCCTGAAGACCTTGGGTTCCTTGATCACCCTGGAGGCCCTGAAGACCTTGAGTTCCTTGATCACCCTGAAGACCCTGGGTTCCTTGATTACCCTGAAGACCCTGAAGACCCTGGAGACCTTGAGTTCCTTGATTACCCTGGAGGCCCTGAAGACCTTGGGTTCCTTGTCTCCCTTGAAGACCCTGAAGACCCTGAGTTCCCTGGTTTCCTTGTAAGCCCTGGAGACCTTGAGTTCCTTGATCGCCCTGAAGACCCTGAAGACCCTGAGTTCCCTGATTACCTTGTAATCCTTGGAGACCTTGAGTTCCTTGATCACCCTGGAGGCCCTGAAGACCTTGAGTTCCCTGATTACCCTGGAGGCCCTGAAGACCTTGAGTTCCCTGATTACCCTGGAGGCCCTGAAGACCTTGAGTACCTTGTCTTCCTTGCAATCCCTGAAGACCCTGAGTTCCTTGATCGCCCTGAAGACCCTGAGTTCCCTGATCACCCTGGAGGCCCTGAAGACCTTGATTCCCCTGGTTTCCTTGAAGGCCCTGAAGACCTTGAGTTCCTTGATCACCCTGGAGGCCCTGGAGACCTTGGGTTCCTTGTCTTCCTTGTAAGCCCTGAAGACCTTGAGTTCCCTGGTTTCCTTGTAATCCCTGAAGACCTTGAGTTCCCTGGTTTCCTTGTAAGCCCTGAAGACCTTGAGTACCTTGTCTTCCTTGTAATCCCTGGAGACCTTGATTACCTTGTAATCCCTGAAGACCTTGAGTTCCTTGATCACCCTGGAGGCCCTGAAGACCTTGAGTTCCCTGATTACCCTGGAGACCCTGAAGACCTTGAGTACCTTGAAGGCCCTGAAGACCTTGAGTTCCCTGATTACCCTGGAGGCCTGCCGCATAAGGTTCTGTCCAACTTATGCCAGCACCAGTGGAAACAAGAATAGATCCAGCGGCTCCTACATTACCATAAAAATCTTTTAAGGAAGAATCTAGTTCTATAGACCCAACGAAAGTAGAAACACCAGAAATATTAAGTTGAGGAGAACTGATAGTACTATCAGTAACTTGCATTCCACCTGCAGCAAGTCTTACTCCATTAGGAACTTGAGTACTTCCAATGCCAACACCATAGTTAATTAACCAAGCATCAGTTCCGAGTCCAGCAAAAGTGCCTTCCTTGAACCACATAATTTTCTTATATGTGGAAGGTGCTGTTTCAATACCAGCAATGAATACATCAACTAATGGAGTGCCTTCTGTTGATGCAAGAGCAACGCCACCATGATTTGCGGTATTATCATTTGAAACATCATTACCAAATGCATCAGTTCTATAGCCGAGAATAATATCGGGGTCAGATACTACAAGTTCGGTAGCAGCAATATACGCACTAGTACCACCGATTGTAATGTTTCCACTTACATTTAAATTACGATCAACTTGTAGGTCTCTTGTAACTGTTAAGTCTTGCGGAACAACAAGATTTGTTGGAAGACTTAGTGTTGGCGTTGAACCTTCTCCTGTGCCACTAGTAACTGTAATTTGATTTGATGTTCCACTAATATCTTTAACATAATCACCAAAAGTATCTGTACCTAGTCCAACACTATTTGGTTGAATAGTTGCTGCTAATGATACATTACCAGTTCCATCAAAACTAATCGGTGTGGCAACTACATCGCCAGTAATTTCGAATGTTCTATAATTTTCAAGTTTTGTTGCGGTTGTTGATGTTCCAGTAAGATTACCTATAAAAGTTGTTGATGTAACTACACCAGAAACTAATATGTTACCCACAACATCTAAATCAGCATTAATATCAACAGATGATGCAAATGTTGATACACCCGATACATTAAGATTGTCTAGCTCAGTATGACCGTCTACATCTAAGTCACCATTAGCATCAATAATACCAGTGAATGTCGAAACACCACTAACGTTGAGGTCATCCAATTCAGTGTGCCCATCAACATCTAAACCAGCATTAATGTCAACATTAGAAACAAATGTTGATAATCCAACTACGTTTAATGTTTCACTAATATTAGTTGCATCAAGTTCAGTAAATCCATCAACATCTAAACCAGCATTGATGTCAACGTTAGAAACAAAGGTCGATAATCCAACTACATTAAGAGTTTCACTAATATTGGTTATATCAAGTTCCGTTCTGCCATCTACATCTAGATTAGAATTAATATCAACGTTAGAGACAAATGTTGATGCACCAGAGACATTTACAGTTCCTTCTACATCTAGAGATGATCTGGCATCTGTAGTTCCAATTCCAACCTTCCCAGTAACATCCAGTACTGTTTTATTTTCAGTATAAGAATTTATGCCAATTTTTAAATTTTTTTGACGATTACTGAGATAACCTTTTGACATTGTTTTATATTAGTTAAGGGTTTCTAAAATGCTTACAACAAGTTTCAAATTAGTTTCGTTACTACCGAATAATACTAATTTATCTCCATTCTCAAGCACTAGTTTTCCAGACAAAAGATTTGCAGTATCATTTCCACCAATTGGATAGTTTTTCAACATTTCGGTATCAGTGGAACTTCTGCGGTGAATTAAAGTTATATCTTCAGAAGTTTCACCAATGTTTGCCACTTGAGCTAAAAGAACAACTCCAGTATATCCAACCGGTGCCGTATAAACTTCTGTTGGACTTGTAGATACAACCGCAGTTACTGTTTGAAATATATTAAGTGCTAATGCCATTTTATCAATCCCCTCCTAATGCGAGTATAAATGGTGTCATTGTTGAAAATAAACTTTTAGTATAAGATGTTCCACTAACAGTTCCAGATTGTTGATTAACTACAACACCATCTCCAATTCTAAAATTACCGGATTGGTCAGTGCTTGTATAAACAATGAGACCTCCATTTCTTAAACTGGTTTCATTTTCTTGAATTGGAACTCCACCTAATGCAGGAAGAGCCGTGTTAATATCTGTTCCAGAACCAATATACTCAAAAGAATGACCAGATGCTAATATACGACTTTGTTTAAGGAAAAAAACAGATGTTCCAACACCAACCGCATAAGGAAGAGAATCGGTAAGAGTAATTGTACAGATTCCAGCAGAAATTGGTGTAGATTGTAGGATAGTATAATAAGTTGGAACTAAAGTTGCAAACCCAGTTGCAGAATTAATTCCAACATTAGGCATACCAAAAGATATTGTGGGTGGAATGGATGAATACCCCCTCCCACTAGAAACCACTTCAACGTTAACAACAGATCCATTTACAACCTCTGCAATTGCTGTTGCAGGAATTCCCCAATCAACTGAAGGAGGATCAATCGTCACCGTAGTATTTCCAGTATATCCAGTTCCCCCAGAACTTACTGTTATTTCGCTCACCGTATAATAAAGATCTTCAAAGTAAACAACTTGACCATCAAAAGGTCTCACTATATTTATTTTTACTGTGCCACCAGAATTGTAAACATGAGGCAAAGTTGAAGCACCCACATAAGCAGAAAAACTATTTGCAGCGCCAACAGAGTTGACAGTAAATACATATCCATAATTTCCACTTGGATAAGTTACAATACCTGGCCCAGAAGGACAAGTAAATTCAAGACCAGAAATATTTACCCCCATCCCAACATTAAGATTGTGATCTGTTGAAGTTGTAACTGTTAAAATACCAGTTACGTTATCATAAGATGCTGTTTGAATTCCCAATGTTGGCACATTCAGATCCAAAACGAAAGTATCACTATTTGGACCGGTAGAAGTTGAAATAATACCAATATATTGAAGAGAACTTACTCCATCAGAGACTAATCCAAAGTTACCAAAAGAAGAATTGGAGTTAGTTAAATCGCAAGCACCACCAGTTCCACAATAAATGGCAATATCATTACAAATAGTAAATAGAGAAACTAACTGGGCATATCCACTATTAGTAATTGAAACTCCAATACCACCCGCATTATATTGAGTAAAGGAGTCTGTTACCATGGATTTGGTTGGGCCAATAACATTATTGCCGTCGATCTTCATTCCAATACTGTTGGAAATGAAATTGGTACAATTGCGAATATATGGAGACTGATCCGAATATCTAATCACATCCGGATCAAAAGCAAAACAAGCTTTCCCGGGATTTAGTGTTCCAGTATAAGACATTTCGGTCACATAGTTCCCTGGTGCTACGTGAAATAAATCTTGGTCCGAATTTTGTGGAACTACAGAAACTTCTCTTAAACTGTCTCCAATAATGCTAATTTGGGGCCCCATTTTGATTGGGTTATTTTCAATATAAGTTCCAGAAGATACCTTAACAACTGCTCCTGGAATAGTAGATGCAACTGATACTGCTGCTTTAATAGTCAGTTTTGCATCACCAAGTTTTTTTCCAGTATTATTATCGTTTCCATCTTTTGTTACGTAAAAAATATTTGTAACTGTTGTACCAGCACCAAGTCTTACTATATCAGTACCAATTCCGGCTCTAGAACGTAAAGTATATAATTCTGCATCAAATGTGTTAAGACCAAGTTCTCCCGACAATAGTTGATCTACTGTTGGTTTTTTGTCAGGAACTGAGGATCTTCTAATCCTGAAAATAGGATTGGTGTCTATCATTTAATTACGTTATGGTGTAAGCCGTAATAAACTTCGATATTTATCGAAGTTTTAGTTATTTATATCGATAATTTAATATTCACCACAATCAATAATTGTGTGTTGAAGAAATCTTTCGCTACCAATAGCAATTATTACTGTTGAAATTCCTGCACTATCATTGAACACCAAACTTCCTCCAACACCAATACTGCCAACAACTGTAAGTTTTTCTGTCGGGAAAGTGGTTCCTATTCCAACATTTTTAAAGGTAGTTACGCCAGTATTATTTTGATCCCATTTACCTACTGTTCCTGGAGCAGGCAAATTAACTCCATCACCATATGTATTATAGAGTTCACTAAAATTGGAATTAACTTTTAATGCGCCATCATATAAAGTATCTGCACCTACTCCAGAAAGGTCTCCGGTTTCTATACCTACTCTAGCCATTAAAAATTTTTAAATAGTTTTCTACAGATATTTAGAACTAATAGAACTCAAGATCTATTACCCCATAAAATATCAGGATAGGCATCAGAAACATTTTGTTTAGAAATTTTATACTTAGTTTGAAGTTTTTTATCCTTAACAAGCATAAGAATTTCTGCTTCAAGAGGATGCAGTCCTTCTAGAATATTAATAAACATCGTTTCTCTCTTTCTGCTTGAGAGTCGATCATTACCACCTTTCACAAAATTGTAAAAATAAGTATACTCTTGACGAATAGAAGTCTTACCTTGATCTTGAGAACCAATTGAGTTGGAGTTGAGTTCTCCCATCATCTCAACAGCTCTATTGATATTGTCACTTAAATTGCCAGAAACAACATTCTGTTGACCAACACTAGCATAAGGAACAAGTCCCTCTGGTAATTCTGAGATTACAGTTTCATCAAAGTTCCAAATTAGGATAGTTGTTAGTGATGGATGAGAATATTTTCTAAGAATCTCTGACTTTTTTGCATTTGATTTTTGTTCAGATACCAATGCGAGAACTTCAAAAACAAAAGGATTGGAGGGCAGATCTTCCGAAACTACCCTCGGAATTTTAGTTTGAGTAACCATAAGACTTATTTCAATTCAGTTGTTATTAATATTTATATCAGAGTTTGAACCCCGCAAAAGTATCTTTCTTTACGTCTTGTTTAATACCACCAACAACATAAGATTCAACTTCCGTTTCTTGTGGTGCCACTTGAAGACCCTTCGAAGAAATCCAGTGTTCAGTCCAAGGAAGAGGATTATTCTTTGCAGGAATATCATACAAAGGTTTGAGGCCGATAGTTTTCATACGACGATTGGCAATCCACTCAACATAGTTGTTGAGAAGTTTATCATTCAATCCAATCATTGAACCATCCTTAAACAAATACTTTGCCCATGATTTTTCTTCATTGACACAGTTTTCAAACGCAGTGTTTACCCATGTCTCTTCTTCCTTAGCAATTTGTTGCATTTCTGGATCATCTCCTTCACGCCACTTATTGAGGATGTTTTGAGTAATGACAAGGTGTTGATTTTCGTCTCTTGCGATGAGAGAGATAATTTTAGCGGATCCTTCCATAAGCTTGAGTTCACCAAACGCAAACGAGCAAGCGAACGAAACATAGAACCTGATACCTTCGAGAATATTGACATTTGCAACAGCACGATAGAGTTTACGTTTTAGTTCAATACGTTCATCCCTAGAGTACCCTGCATTTTCTTGTGCAAACTTCCATGCATTAGAAGTTCCATATTCCTGTGCGGAATTAATAAAATCATCATAAGCACCCGTGACATTAGTAGCACGACTCATAATCTTTTCATCATCCAGAATAGTATCAAAAACCTCTGCAGGATCTGAATAAACATTCTTAATAATGTATGTATAAGAACGACTGTGAATCATCTCCATAAATCCCCATACTTCCATACATGCCTCAAGTTCAGGAAGAGAACAATATGGGATAAAAGCCATACCAGGACCACGACCCTGCACAGAGTCAAGCATAATCTGATACTTCAAGTTAGAAGTGAAGATATGTTTTTGTTCTGGACGAAGAGATTGGTAATCACCACGATCCTTTTGGAGGGAAACTTCCTCAGGTCTCCAAAAGTATCCTAATTGTTGTTGAGTCAACTTGTCAAACACTGGATACTTATAGTGATCATAACGTTGCAAACCTAATGGTTGACCAAAAAACATTGGTTGTTTGCGTGTATCAACATCGGTGCTGGTGTTGAATACGGTCATTCCCTGTACCATTTGTAACTCCTGTTCTTTACTAAATTTTGCAACTTTCACAATCTTCTTCACTGGAATTCATCATTTCTTCAAGTAACTTTTCCAACTGTTGTTTGGTAGTATCCTCCTTAATTTCATCAGTCTTATGATCATAAGTATTTTGATAATAACTTGTCTTCCAACCAAACTTATAAGTTCTGAGAAGATCTTGAGCCATTACTGAGACTGGAACTTCATTGTCTGGATAGTTCTCTGGATTGTATGACCAGTTTCCACTGATGGCTTGGTCAAAGAACTTTTGCATAACTGCAACAACATTGATATACCCAGTATTGTCAGGCATGTCCCATAGGAGAGTATAATTATTTTTAAGTGACCCGTACTGAGGGACAATTTGTTTAAGTGGGCCCTTCTTTGACTTTTTAACGGACAGATATCCGCGAGGGGGTTCAATTCCATTTGTTGCGTTTGACACAACGGAACTACTCTCCGAAGGCATCTGTGCGGACAGTGTGCTGTGTCGGAGACCGTTCTCCACGATAGATGCCCTAAGACTTTCCCAATCATGATTATACTTGACAGATGAAATTTCATCTACGTCCTTTTTGTATGTATCAATTGGTAAAAGTCCCTCAAAATATTTTGTACGATTGAAATCTGTACAAGCGCCCTTCTCTCTCGCCAACTGATTAGATGACTTGAGTAGATAGTATTGGAAGGATTCGGTTAATTGATGTGTAATGTCCCAAGCTTGTTGGGAATCATATTTGACACCATGTTTTGCAAAATAATGCGCAAGTCCAATATATCCAACTCCAAGAGACCTACGAGCTTTTGTAGCAAGTTCTGCAGCAACCACTGGATATTCTTGATAATCAATAAGTTCTTCAAGACTACGAACAGCAAGATCACAAAGTTCTTCCAGATCATCAAGTTCACGAATCTTTCCAACATTGATTGCAGATAAAATGCAAAGTGCAATTTCGCCTGCAACATCATCAATATGTTGAACAGGATCTGTTGGAAGAGTAATTTCTTGACAGAGATTACTCATCCACACTTTATCAATGAAAGAACTGTGAGAATTGCAGTGGTCAATGTTCATAATGTAAACACGACCAGTCTCCGCACGTTCTTTTAAAAGATCAAGAATAAGTTCTTGAGTTCTGACAGTTTTTCTTGGAATAGACTCATCTCGTTCTGCAGCCACATAGAGATCATCAAACTCAGGAAGCCCGAAAGCATCAGAAACTGCCGGAACATCATGAGGTGAGAAGAGGGACATTTCCTCGTCATTAATGAATCTTTCATAAAAAATTCTAGAGAGTTGAATTGAATAATCTAGTTTACGAACACGATTATCTTCAGTTCCTTTATTATTCTTGAGTACAATAATATCTTCTATTTCTTTGTGCCAGATTGGGAAGTGGACTGTCGCGGATCCACCTCGTATGCCATTTTGCGTGCAACATCTGACAGTTGCTTCAAACTTCTTGAGAAATGGTACAACACCCGTGTGTTGAACTTCTCC